TAAAGTATTCAATAGACTTGTTCACATTTACAAAGTGTGAGATGCCCTTTTGAGATACTTCTACCTTATAGTCACCAGAAAGAAGTTTAAGATTTTCAACCTTAAAGAAATAAGTGAAATCTGTTGGAGAGTTTTCACCAACTGTGATACTGAAATCGTTTGATGTATCGTTCTTACGGTCAGTTACAGTAAGACTGATATCGCCACCAGCAGTTCCTTTAAGAACTACATCTGGAACACCAAGAACAGCAGATGCCTTCAAGATTTGATTGAATGTATCTTGTGTAAAGGTAAACTCTACATCAACACTCGGCATAGTGATTTCAGTTTTAGGTGCAGTCACGATAGATGGGTCACTGAACATATATGTCAGATTACTACCACCGCCCTCTTCATTAAGTCTAACACTCTTCTCATCAAAAGTAAGAGTTGGATCTTTGAATAGAGACATTGCAGACAAGAACTCGTTCAAGTCATAGATGGCAAATTCATTGTTGAAAGTATCTGGAACAGTTGCCTTTGCAACGATGTTTTTCATCGCCGACATTGTTCCAATCACAGTTCCATTCTTTACCAGTAGATTCTGGTTAATGGTAGAAAAGTTCTTCAGAACTTCTCTGGTATCATTACTAAGTTTCATATCAATTATTCTCCGTTGTATCGTGATTATGAAGTGCCATTATACCATAATGGATCACCTTTAGCAAGTCATTTCTGTTCTTGCCATCTTTCTTTCCGTATCGTTGACTGTATTTCAAAATGTTACCGATACAGAAACCTTCTCCATGGCCCGAGTCCATGATGAATTCTGTTGCTTGAAATTTATTGTGGGAATAGTGTGCAGAGTAAGTTTTATCAATATACTCTTGCAACTCTTTGAGGATTCTATCCTCTGAATATTTGTAGTCAATTTTATCAACTACTGTAGGCTCATCTTTATTCTTAAAATATTTCATTACAAATCCTCAATTCAATTACACATACTATAACATAAAAGAGCGCCCCTGTCAAGAGGCGCTCTTACAAAATTACTTGATTTTAATCAGGCGAGGCTTCTTTTCCTCTGGAATGATTCTTTCAAGTTCTACATTCAACAACCCATTTTCAAAAGTTGCGCCTTTAACTACCACATCATCAGAGATAGTGAAAGTTCTTTTGAAGGAACGATTTGAAATGCCCTTGTGCAGATAAGTTGTTTCATCAACAACTTCACCCTTTTCTTTAGACTTGATTGAAAGAATATTCTCTTTTGTTTCAATCTCAATATCGTCTTTACCGAATCCAGCAACTGCAATCTGAATTGCATAATTGGTGTCATCCATTTTTACGATATTATAAGGGGGGTAGTTTGTTGTTGTAACAAGACTATCATCAAGTAGTCTGTCGAACATTCTATCGAATCCGATAGAGTAAGTTTTAACCCTGTCAAAAGGGTCTGTAAGAGCTGTATTTACCATTTTGTTTCTCCTTTAATAAGCAAGTTACAGTGTGATACCCATTATGGCATATCACGTTTATTTATAAAGTGGTAGTTTTTTGGGCGGAAACTACCAAAACCGTGATTTGCGACACAGAGTAAGCATATATTTGTGTCGAACAGGGCGACTTACGAATCGCACCCTATATTATATATATATCCAAGAGGGATTTTTCAATCCCTCTCTTCAATTTTTTTTATGCAGCATCAGCGTATTCAAGTGCCTTATCAAGTGCATTCAGTTTTACCTTACGGTTACGTCCATACCATGATGAAACCAATCGTCCATCATTAGAACGTCCTTGCAAGTGGTCTGTCATGTTAGTAACAGAGTTGAATGCAGTCCACCAAGTTCCTTGTGCGAACTCAGCACCAGGCTGAACATCCAAGTTCTCAAATGCAAGTTTTGAGTTACGAGAAGTGAAAGGAATTACATTATCCACTTTCTCTTTCGCAGGCGCACCAAACACTTCATTGAAGTATTGGATTACGTTATCAGAGGTGTATTTCTTAGAACCAAGAAATGCAGCCATTGACTTGTACTGTTCCATCTTCTCACGAGCGATACCCATCTGTTCTTTGACTTCAGAAGCATCAAACTCTTTACGATGGTTTACAGTCAACATCTTATCTGCATTCTGTGATAGAGACAGTGTAAGAGTATTGTTACATACTACACGAATTGGTGTCATACGAATATTAATCGCCTTGCCAAACTGGTGTGGGTTAGTAAACAAGAAGTAGTTGTCAGTAACGTCACCGTTGAACAACTCAAATGATTCTTTGGTTTTTGCAAGTGCCCAAACCATTTGTCCATCTTTCAGTGAACCAGCAGTGTGCATTTCCATGTCACCAGCCATCACATACTCGTGGAAGAATTCAAATGCTTCTGAGTTCTGTACTGGATTCCAACCAGTACCAACAACATCAAGTACAGTGTTGTCAGAGGTACGAACAAGTGCCTCTTTGTTTTTGATAGGAACACCAGATGCAGTGACAATTGGTTGTTTCTCAACAGTCCAGTTAAGTCCAGCGACTTCTTGGAATTGAGCAGGAGTCAAATCCTGTTCTACTTTAGTTCCAAGTCCATGCCAAGGAAGTTCACCAACATAGGCCATCTGTGCCTGTCCATTTACGATTTCAAGTTCATGTGCCATAATAAAAGTTCTCCATTTGTTTTCTCACTTTATATACACAGTATAGACTGTTTTGAGAACAAAGTCAAGATGTTTTTACAACTTTTTTTAACATTTTTTGTTGTTTTTTTCTGGCCATATCCATTTTCAACTTTGATGCATACATAGTAAAGTTTTTACCATCCATGTGATCATACTCATGTTGAAAGATACGAGCAGTTAGTCCAGCAAACTTACCCTTCTTTTGTTCACCATTAATATCCATATATTCAAACTCAATCATCTTTGGTCGTTTGAGATTCAAGAATAAATGTGGATAAGTTAAACATCCCTCAACAAAAAATTCAGTTTCTTCAGATTCCCAAATAATTTTTGGATTGAAGTAAATCTCAACATTTCCATCTTTCAAGTCTGTGTACATAACGAATGCACGAATAGATAGCCCACACTGATTCGCAGACAATCCAATACCACGCATAGCAGACATAGTACCTTTTAGATTATCATATAATTCTTGTGGTGTCAAGTCATATTTTGTTTTAATATCATCAAATGTTATATCAGGCAGTTTCACATTTAGTGATGGACTTTCTGCCTCAATTAGTTTATATATCATGTTCTGCCCCAAAATTCGATAGGTTTCACCATATCTGTGTTGTCGAATAGATACCAACAGCAATTGTCTTTACCAACGCTACTGCTACCCTCAATCCACTTTACTCTTCCTATACTAACAACTTTTTTTAGTTTTGTCAAGAAGGGAATTGATTGTTTTGTATGCATCCAATCTGAATCAAAAAGAAACCATGTAGGAGCAATATTAGAAAAGTGTTCTATCATTGGATGGAGTATCTTACGATTCCAAGGTGGATTTGTAATAATATATTGTGCATTTGCATTTACATCAAAACAATCCATTTCCATTATTTCGTCAGACTGTGGTTCAATATCAGATGCATGAATGCACATTCCATTATGCAACCCCAAGTGGTCAATCAATCTACCGTCACCAGCACATGGCTCCACAAAGGTAAAGGGTTTTTGTGGTAGATGTGCAATAAGAGGCGCAACTGCCGAATATGGAGTTGGATAGAAGTCTCTTTCTATTCTTTCAAAATCACTACGCTTACCCATCTTAAAACTCTTTGTCTTGTATCATCAACAAACAGACTATTCCAATTGTCAAAAGTAACAATGGAACTGAATTATTAAGTGAGGCCAATAATGCACCGATTATTCCTAAAACATAATATTTGTTCATATCACACCACCAAATGACTAAAGTTTTTTTCTTTTTTAAATTGTATTACACTTCTGAACTTATCAAACAAAATATCTTGTTTGTGTGAGATAACAAACACATTTTGATCGTTAAATGTATTCAGAATTTTAAGAAAATCATCTGTACCAGTACCATCCAAAGATGAATCAAAGATTTCATCAAGAATGAGTAGATTGGTATTGGTTGAGTTCTTCATCTTTGCAACAGCTCTCCATGTAAAGAGTAATGCCAAGTCAATACGCATCTTCTCACCTTCAGAGAATGATGCATAAGAAAACTCATCACGAAAACGTGATTTGATAGTTTCTTGAAAGTTTTCGTCAATATTAAAGTTGACAAAGAAATCCATAGAGGATAGATATGTGTTTACCAACTTGTTCATAATTGGCAAATATTGTTTTACAATCTTAGTTTTAATACCACTGTCTTGCAGTAGGTTTTTAGCAACATCAATATAGAACCTGTCCTCGTTTAGTTTAGACTTCTGTTCATCAATGTACTTGATAGTACCTTTTAGTTCTGCAAGTTTCTTTTTGTCATCTTCTGAAACCGAACCAGATTCATAAGTCTCAATGTCTTTTTGTAGTTTAGCATTAAACTTTTCTAACTCCGCTGTGGATGCACGAATTTTTGCAATCTCAACATCGTGCTGTCTTATAGTTTCAAGGTTGGTTAGAATAACATTCAGTCTGTCCTGTTCAACTCTTTCAAGGGTTTTACAACTGTCAATTGCTGTGTTAAGTTCTGTGACTTTTTCATTTCGTGCTGCAATCTTCTGCGACTTTGTTGCATCCGTGATTGATTGTTCACAAGTCGGGCATTCATCGTGGTTCTGGAAAAATTCGATTTGACGATCATTTTCTGACTTTCTATTTTTGAGTGCTGCTTCTGATTGAGTGAGCTTTCTTAGTTTGGATTCAATCTTTACTTTATCTTCTGCATCAAAAGACAGTTTTGACTTATCTGCCTCGTGTGTTTTGATATCTTCATTTCGTGCATTGATAGTAAGATTGTTATCGTAGATTTTCTGTTTATTTTCTGCAATAATAGATGACTTGTTATTTATTACGTCCTCAATGAATTTCTCTTGAAGAGTAATCTTCTCCTCTGTCAAAGCATAATTATATTCTACATTACGAATCTCTTCATTCAACTCCTTAGTCTTGTTCTTAAGCAAGAAGTTCATCAAAGAGAAAACCTTAATATCCAGAATATCCTCAACCACCTCACGGCGAGCCTTTGTGGACAACTGCATAAAAGGAACAAATGTAGACGAACCTAGAATAACAACTTGTGTGAAAGAACGATAGTTCAATCC